ATCATCTTGCGACTGAGCGGCGCTTACCGAGGCTCTTACGTTGGCTGGTGCGCCTGTTTTTGTGTCTATGGATGCTAATAACCTTTCTTGCGCTATTTTGTCTAAAAGATCATCTTCATAAGATCCTTGTTCCTGGCTTCCAGGTAACATGGAAAATAAAATATCGTTTTCTAAATTTTCAAATCCGTCCTTCATGGTTTTTCTACTCTAATAGTCCTCTTTCTTCTAACTTACGAGCCAGCTCTGGATCTGTTTTTGCTCTTTTTCTTAACTCTTCAAGAGCTTCTTCGCTTGTAGGTGTGCCGCCACTTGCTTGTACTATTTTTTTAGTCCTGGTGTAAGCCTCACCCGCTTGGCCACGCATCGCAGCCAGGGCGTCTCTTCTGGCTTGCCTTTTGTTCATCAAAGTCTCAGGATCATCGCCAAACTGTGGAAAATAAGTTCTGTCGATCCAATCGATTTCACTTTCATTAATCACGGCACCCGTTTCTTGTCTCAGTTGTGCTGTGGAAAAATCTATTTTTGCTCTTTCGTATTGTTTGAATTTAGGTGAGTTAAGATAACGCTCTATTGCATCAGGCACTATGGGTAAATTACTCACAACCATGTCATAAACATTTACCGGATTAAAACCAGAATTTTCTAAGTCTTCAAGCTGTGCTACGGCATTTTCCATACGAACAGCAAAGCCAGCTTGTTTCTTTTGATCGCCCGTAAAAGGATCTTTTACCTTTTCCGTTCCCACGATGGGTTTTACTTCAAACTCTGGAACGACCTCTCTTATTGTAAATCCTTTTTCAGTTACAGGCGGATCTTTGGGTGGTAATTGACTAACGTTAATACGATCTTCCATTACTTTCTCCTAGAATAAATCATTCTATGACCACCTCTTTACCATCTGGTCCTGTGTAGATTGGCCCACCTTTGGCGTCTTTTCTACCTGTATAAGTATATGTTTTACCACCTTGCTCTATTGTTTGTGGTGGCGCTACCACTCCTTTACTTGCAAATATTGAATCAACATCAATACCAGGTATTGTTATAGTTTGTGCTCCGGTTTCAGTCTGTATAACAGATGTCTTTTCTTGTTTAGCTATAGCCACAGCTACCGCATATTCTGGAGACGCTTTCAGAGCTGGATTTTTTTCTGCCTGGACAATGAATGAAAGGGCCTTACCAAGAGTTGAACTACCAAAGTCAGCTCCTTGTCCTTCCAAAGCCGCTTCAAATTGCATTTCTAATAATTCTTTGGATGTAGCTAATTGTTCTTGTCTTCTTGCTTCTACTTGTTGATAAGCCAACATAGAAAGCTCTTGTCTAATCTTATCTCTCTCCGCTTTTCTTTTCTGTGCCATTTCATTGAAAGACTGTAGGCCAGCAGTCAAACCGACTCCAAATCCTCCAGGAGCGGAGGCTCCGGCGACTAACCCAGCACCTACTTCTGAGGCCAGGTCAAAAAAGTTTGCTTTTCTGGGTTGCGGAAATAAACCAGCCATTTGAGCTGCTTGTGCTTGAACATCTGCCGCTGTTACCGGTGTAGCTTGTACTGCGCCATATAGATTTAAAATATCCTGTGCATCTATGCTTGTAGGCGTAGTAGTCCCGGAGGGATCTCCGCCTGTAGCGAATACATCTACTTGCTCAGGTATCTGTGCTCTCGTTATAGCCATTAGCCTCCTCCATATAAGTTACCTAGTGCTCCGAGAGTTGATAAACCGGTACCTATGCCCACTTGCATTGGACTAGGCGGCGGTGCAAAGTCTGTCACAGTCTGGAACTGTCCAGCTGGTGCCATACTTACGAATGGTGCTAACGCTTGATATTGAGCTAAAGGTGCTTGTTGAGCTTGTAACTGGTTCCTTCTTTGTGCGTCTAGTTGTGCTTGTGAAAGAGCTTGCTGTTGTGTGCCCATGCCGTAAAGCTGTGCTATGTCCGAAGCCTGTGCTGCTTGAGCCTGAGTTCCTAGGCCTTGTAATGCAGATCCTAAACCAAATTGAGCTGCTTGTTCTCTTTGTGCTAACTGAGATTCCATACCACCTAATCCGGTTAGAGCTCCCGCCAATGCTTGTTGTCCAGCAAATCTCTGAGATCCCAGAGCTCCTAGTGTCCCGGCTAATCCTTGTTGAGCTGCTAATTGGTCCGCAGACAACCCTCTAAGCGTACCGCCTAGTTGTTGTTGAGCACCTAACCTGGAAGCTGATAATCCAGCCAAACCAGATGAAGCAGCTCTTTCTGCTGCCCTTTGTCTTGCAAACTCACTTAAACCTGTTCTCTGGGCCTCTGTAAAGCCTCTGGAGCGGATTCCCGCTATAGCCTCACCCAAACCTCTACCGAGAGCTTCTTGACGCTCAGAAGCGCCTAAACGAGCTCTTGAGCCAAACGCTGACTCACCGCCTCTGGCTATATCACCAGCTCGCGCTGCAATGTCAGCTTGAGCTCCTTGCTCTAATACATCACTGATTGTTTGTTGTACGACACGATCCTCGAATGGATCAAAGAAAGCTGAGGTCAGAGAAGGATCATAAGCGCCTGTAGTGCCCCTTAATAAACGCTCTGATTCGCCCAATCTACCACCAAAGTCAGCTGTAGATCTTGCTGCCAATCTTCCAAGGCCACCCAGTCTTTGTCCAAACTGGCCTGTGGCTCCTCTGGATATTCTTTCTTGTTCAGATAAACCAGATGTTAAATCGCCAAGTCCAGCTCTTGTTGCTTCTAAACCTTGTCCAGCGAAGCCTCTCGCCCTACCGAATCCACGGCTCAAAGCATCTATACCTTGCCCAAAAGCGCCCTCAGCGCCACTAATAAAACGATCTTGTATGCCAACGCCTTGTCTGGCTAGTTCGGCTGCTCTTAATTGATCCGGGGTAAAACCAGCTACTTGTTCTTCTATAACAATCGGTTTGCCTTCTTCATCAAAGAAAGTCTTCTCTGCCGCTCGCATAGCGCCTGGTATAAATCCACCCTCACCGCCAATACCAAATAACAACTGTTCTGTTAAAGGATCTAATCCTGTAGCAACCTGTCTAACGCTAGGCACGAAAGGCATATCCTCTCTTGGTGCTGGAGGTGATGTACTAGCTGGTGGAGTTACAAGGCTACCTGTGCCCGGAAGATCTGGTAATGTTGTGGCAAGATTAGGATTCGTGTTCATTTCATCCCTATCGTCTATGCCATTACCATCGGCATCTTGGAAATCTGCTGTTCTAAATGTTGGTGCTGGTGAGACTTCTGCCCCAGGACTAGGTGACGTAGTGCCAGGAACAGAAGTTGTTTGAGGGGTTTTTGCTGGAATTGATACATTAGGATCTAACTCTGCGATTGGGGGAAGTCCAAGTGATTCAATTTTGCGATCAAAAAGTTGGTCTGCTAACCTTTCAGGATTTCTAAATCCCGCTGGATTCGTTTCTCCGAAATTAGTCCTGTAAGCATCTGCGGCAAAAGATGGAGTGCCACTCAAAACGCTAGGTATTGACAGTGCACCTGTATCTTGTATGTCCGCGTTAGCTAAAAAAGATTCAGCTGGACTTTGAATAGGTGTAGGTTGTGTTGGTGTTACTGCCTGTAATGGTTCTTGAGGTATGATACCAGCTGCTAATAAATTAGCATTGACCTCCTCCATGTTTATCTCTGGTATTTGTACTGTTTGTCCACCAGGCAAAGTGATAGTCTGCATTGGCAATATTGAACCTATACCGCCTATTTGCGTAGGAACAGGATTTACTTGTGGTAAAACTTGTGTTTGTAATGTTGGAGCTGCTGCTCTTTCCCTTACCCTTTCTGCTAATTCTCTAAAAAATGACATATCTTATGAGGGATTGGCTTGGCCGCTAAAGGTGTCCATGACCTTATACATAACGTCCATGCCTCTCTCCCTGTCCTCTTCTAAACTTGGTACTAAATTAATGATTCCACCTGGTTCTGTTTTCATTTCATAAGAACCGGCGCCCCTAACTGCTCTTGCTGTCATAACAAACTCGCCATCTGATAGCATAGCCGGTATATCGTCACTTTGTTCTGTCCCTGGACCATTTATGTCGCCATCCATTCTAGGAAACTGGCTCGGATCCATTTCTCCGCCTTCTTGCATGGCTACGGCTCCGCCTTGTGCAAAGGCCATAACTCCTCCTCCGCGCATCATACCTCTAGCCATACCGCCTGTAAGATCTTCTACAGCACCGCCGTAAGCCGCTTGTCTTGGTTGTCCGCCAGATAACTGAGGCAAAGTGCCTTCTGGCAATAAACCAAACTCAACCGGGTTAGGTCGTGCTTGTCCCATTCTTCTGGCTATCTCAGCTTCTATATTGTATCTGCCTGTAGGACTCATGGTTGTTAATGGTGTCAAAGCCACGCCTTTTTGTTTTTGTGCGTCTTCATAAGCTAACTTACCTAAACCAGCAGATAAAGCTCCGATACCAGCCATTTTAGCAAAGTTGCCAAAGCCGCCTCCGCCTCCTCCAGCTACGCCAGCTCCGCCAGCTCCACCTAAAAAATCACCTAAACGTCCGAAGTTGCCTACGCCGTCAGCACCGCCACCACTAATTAAACCACTGAGAACGCCTGGTCGGGAAGTTGGGGCATAACCAGAAAACTGTAAGTCTTTCATAATTTCTGCATCAGAAAGTCCTTCTGCTCTTAATCTCTCTACTCTGGTTTTTGCTCCAGGTACATTATTAGCTATATCATCAACAGATTGTTGCGGTGCACCAGCACCAAAAAGATTTGAAAACAATCCTCTTTGGTCTTGTCCAGGTAATATAAATTCTTTTGCTCTACCAAAAATACCGCCACCAGAAATTTGACCAGAAGCGGGGTTAAAGTCTGGAGTTTTAAATAAACCACCAATACCACTTCTAATGTTGGGGCCAAGTTGTCCACCAAAGATTCCCGTGCTACCTTTTGCTGGATTAAAAAACTTGCTTATACCGCCACCAGCACCGCCCGCGCCACCAAACAAAGCAGATCCAGCGCCACCCAGGGCCGCACCTTTCAGTGCACCTTTGATTCCGCCACCACCTATAGCTCCTCCAATACCACCTATTAAGGCTGCTGAGGCACCACCAGTGAATGGAGCTGCGATCAAACCGGCATAAGGCGCTACCTTCTTAACCACCTTTTTTAAACCTTTAGCGAGCTTCTTGAGGAAAAACTGTTGTAATCCGGTGCCAGGATTAAGTGTGCCGATACCACCAACTACCGCTTCTTCCGGGTTAATGCCCTCTGCTTTAAATTTATTTTCTACTGCCGTAGCAAATTTGTCGTCGTCCAAAAACTCAGGAGGTAAGATAACTTCACCGAGACGAACGTGAGCAAGTTCAGTATCTTCTTCTAAACCTTGCGCTCTTAGCTCCTGAGCTAACGGGCCCAGAGGAGCGGACTCCATCGCTGCCTCTTGTTTGAGCAATCTATCTAATGTCTCTTGATCTTCTTGTGTAAATTCTGCCTCGTTTATTACAGCACCCGTTTCTCTTCTCATATCACCCAAAGCCGGGTTTTCCATGAATCGTTGCATAACTTCCATTTCATTATCGGGAATCACTGCCCCTGTTTCACCCATTCTTTCGAGTCGGTTTCTAACTTCTGCCTGGTTAATGACGGCACCCGTTTCTCTTTGTGGTAATTTATATACTGCTCTTAAACTGTCTTCTAACGCGCTCATGGTGTACTCACTGTTACTGTTCCTAAACTCATTGTACCAGACAATCCAGTCAAGTAAGTTTGATGTTCGTATAGGTTCCTAAATTCAGTGCCATCAAACGCTTGGTGAACCTCTGTTGTAGAGTTAAATATAATCGCTCCGGTAGCAAATTGCAATTCGCTAATCTCCGTTGAATTAAAGACTTGTATGGCATCTGGATCTACAGATCCCAGGTTAATCTCTAATATTCTTACTAATCGGTTAAATGTGTCTGCGCTAACAGTCTGACCTTCGGCTATAGGAAGTCTTGTTTGAAGCAGTTTACTCATCTATCTTCTACCAGATGGTTGTACTTCAACTCTTGTGTTTCCTAGCCTCCATTTATAGTTCTTTCTATCACTTTCGGTATTATCGTCGTCCGATTCAAACCGCAACACAAACTGTCTTGTACGAGATCTTAAAGAACCAAAAGTGCTGCTGGCCGTGATTTGAGTGGTTGAATCCGTAGATAAAGTTTGATTACTGAAATCTCTACGCTTCACAACGATGTTTATTGCTGGATCCTGGCTAGTTCCTAAATCATTTACAAACAGTATGTCAGGCAAAATACGCTTTAAGAATACGAAGTTATCACCATCTGCTATGTCTATATCAGCCGATTCCACAAATACACCATCCATAGATCCTGTATCGTTGTTGAATCCTTTTTCATGCTCGTATATGTATTTAACAGACGTGTCTTCTCCAGCTGCCAAAGGTTTGTTCAAAACACCAGCTGCTAACCAACTGTATCGCTCTAAGGATCCTATGCTCCAACTATTCTCCTCGTAGTTGTAAATAACATATCTTGTTATTTCTCTCTCGTCGTCTGTCAATGATGGGTAAAAAAACCAAACCTCAGAAAACTCTTCGTTCAAACCACCGAAACACTTGAAGGCTTGCGATTCGTCGAGATCTGAGAACACATAGTCTTGTACTGAACAAGGTAGTTTTTGCACAGATCCGTTGTAAAAATAAAATCCTTTTTTGGACATGAAAAACACGCCTTTTGGACTATTGACTGCTGCTTTCGGTCCAAGCAATCCAGCACCTTCATTGATTAGATTGACTGCAAAAGTAAGTGGTGGGCCGATAAAGTTCATGGAATACAATGATGTGTCTGTCCAAATAAGAACCTCTTGTCTAGCCTTCAATCCGCCTACTATAGATGAACCAGAGGACAGCCGCAGTGATCCAGCGGTATTCGTACTCAATGGCTCAAATTCCAAGGCGTTTTCTTGATCGCTAAATGCTACTAACATGGGATCTATACTTCCTGTTCTTGAGCTACCGCTAATCGGATCTGCTCCAAGCACAATAAGATGCCTGTCTGTTTCTGACGTTATTACTTGTAATCCTTTTGTGGGCACTAAATTTGCCCCGGACACTGCGGATAATTTTACTGCTCTCGTTGATAAACCATCGTTTTCAACCCAACGAAATATACTACCACCTCTAGGATTGATTATAAGATCTTCACCAAAGTTGTCGTGTGTCCATAATCGTAACTGGTTAGTGTCCGATAGTGCTGTTGAAGATCCCCAGGCTCCAGCACCCCATGTACCTACACCCCAACCCGTTGACTCTACATAAAAGTCTAAGCCAGAATTAGTTTGGTATGCCGCATCTGTAGCAGATCCACCATTACCACTATCGCTTGCATTGGCGGTTACTGTAGATCCAGAAGTGTCTTTTGCTGTTATTTCGTATGTGTTAGTGCCAGTAACTAGGTTAATCTGATATTCTTGGTTTAAAACCGCCGCTGTTACGTTACCTCCTAACGACACAGCACTAGAAAAGGTTACGAAATCACCGGTTACAGCTCCGTGACTTGCATCTGTAACAGTAAGTGTAGATGATCCATTAGTGGCCGCAAAGGTAGCTACGTTGGTTGTAGTTGCTCGTATAGGTGTGACATCGTTATAGGTGCCACCCTCTTCAATATAGTATTTGTTAGTAGTTCCAATACCTAGATATTTGGATCCTCCCAGAGAAATCCAGGAGTGCAAGGCTCTTGCTGAACCAATGATTGAAGAGGGTGAAAACTTTTCCCATCCGCCTATCTTTTCTACGCGGCCTTTTCGGAATCTTACTTTGTCGCCGTCAACCCAACCACCTTCGTTAGAATAGTCGGTTTCCTCTTTGTTGATTCCGGGTTTAAAATTTAGTTTGGTTAGAGGCATAGTTAGATTCTAACATATCCTAATGCGCTCTAAGCCAATCTGATAATGGCTCCAGTTGCAGTTGCAGCTGGAAACACAATCGTAAAATCACCAGCTGTTGATGTCTTATCACCACCAAAATCTATCGCAGCAATAGCTTTGTTAGAGTTAGTTGAGTTGTATAGTAAGCATCCTCTAGCCGTTATCGTAGCCGTACCAAAAGTGAGATCCGCAAAATCAACTATTGCGGTAGTACCAGATGTGGTTGGCGTTACGTTTGTTAGTGCACTACCACCAGAACTATAGTTAGTTCCACTGGCCTGTCCTGTAGTTGTAAACGCAGTTGTGCCCGCTCCCAAAGTTGCAGAGCTTGTATAAAGCGCTAGTTTGATGCTGTCAGCACCATTTGTAAGATTATGCCCCTCAACAAGTAACTCTTGTTTGAAGCTCGTACATATTGCAGATGTAATTGCCATTATAGCTCCTTCAATATTTTAGCCATGTCTTCATGGCCTTGTTCTCTTAGTATATTCGAGTAAGTCGTATTTTGCGACTTAATCGCGTTCTTTATAGAGTACAAGATTACAGTATAAACTTGATTTTGAAAAGCTAACGCTTGTTGTTTGATATGCTCCGGCGCACCATCCGAAATACTTACTATCTTTTTTGTGGCTTGTGCTGCCCAAAATTCTGGATCGTGACCTTTGTTTTGTGTTGAATGAACCTCGATATTACCAAGTACAAAATCTCCCTTAGCGCTCATAATTACCCCTTATATGGTTCTGGTGGCACAACATCCTCATTAATTTTAAGGCCATAGTGTTCCAGCTGTTCGTTGATTTCATCGAAGGGCCCAATAATAAATTTGCCCTCATGCGGCACTGCAACCAATGGTTTATCTAGTCTATGGAAACCATAGAGTTTTTCCGTGGCCGGCACGTTAGAATCTAAGACTGTAGATCTACCGCTTATACCCACAATAATATCTTCGCTCATACATTTACTAATCCAAAACTCCACACAAGCTCTGCCCGCTTCTGCAAAGTGCATGTTTTGTTTATATGAAAAATCTATACCAAATAGATCTATGCGACCAACTTTGTTATACAAAGCATACGCTATAGCAAAAGCTACTGTAGTGTTCATGTAAGCACATTTGGTAGCGTTACAGACTTCCTCCACAGGGTATCTCACAGGGTTTTTTATCCTGGGATCTTCTTCGCAAGTGTAAATAGGCACGTCCGACGTGGACATGAGTTTAATCATTGCATTGGTTTGTTTGCCGGCATCGTCAGAATCAAAGAAACGACTGGCCGGATCTAATGCAAAAATCCTATCAGCTGGATAAACCAAACCAGCCGAGTTGATACACCAAATTTCATCCCACTCTCTAGAGTTTTCTAAGCCTATTGCAAAATCTACCTGTGACACACCCAGGCCAATTATTGCTACTGTTTTTCCTTCTAAATGTTCTAATACCATTAAGTCACGCTAGAGCGGACTGAATCGTATCTATATTCGTCGCGTGTGCCACGACCTTCTGATATATTTTTCATACGAGCTATCGCCTCCTTGAAACGGCCTTCAAACTGAGCGACGATTTCAGGCGGTTCTTTGAGGAAGACTGCTCCTTCCACTAAAGCTCCGTACAACAACGCATCTGCATAATCTGTAGATAAGGTTGTTGTACCACTGTCACTACCACTTGTTAAAGAGCCTGGTTTGTTTAAATAATGTAATTCAACTGTATAGTTTGAATCTGGTATCGGTGAGATCTCAAAAGAGGTTTCATCAAATAAAGAGTAATATTTAGGTGTTCCCTGAGTTGTGCCAGGAGAAAATTCTTTTATGAACGAGGGATGTTTGTAATCTAAATAATCGTATGTGCTTGAACTAATTATTGCCAAACTCATAGGTGCATAAAAATCTGTTGGAGTTGCTAAGAATCTATTACCAGAAGTCAGGTTTCCCTGGACGTTTTTTCTTTGGTCCGGGAGCTGAACAAAAGAGAATATCCTATCCTCTGATTCTTTAATAAACGTGTTAAGTTGATTGGTAAAGGTCGTCTCAGATACCTCAAGATAATCTTGAATAGCTGTTTTTAATGTTGCTAATGTGAAACTCATGTTGTTACTGTAACCTCGCCTACTGCGGATGTGATAGAAAATGTATCTAAGACTGCTCCAAGTTTGCCATCACCCACGTTAGTATAAACCAAAAAGACTGAATTATCGTCGTCCACATCTGGTCTTGCATTTTTAACAGCTTGTGGATCCTGGGGAGCTGGTTTTGGCATAAGCTGTGGATGTTTTGCATCCCACTGATCTGGACCTACCAACAAACCATCCCAGGTCTTACGCATGTCTTTGAGCTTATATCTAAACCCTGTTATATCGCAGATCCCGTAGGAATATTTACCAGATGCAAAAGCCATTACGCGTTGTTATAACTCCTTAAACTTGGTGAAACTTTGAAAGATGCTCTGTCTTCATCTTGTGATAAGGCTCTTTGAAACTCGTCTTCGTAAATGGCCTTTAGAGCGTTTGTTCTTTCTGGTGCTCGCTTCATTGATATGTAGTATGCGAGGCCAGCTGCCAAACAAGGGTAAAACCGGAACGGCAGATCCAATGTATTTGCGCCCGCATCTGCATCGTCCATCCTCGTAAGTACGTTCATGTGTACTGTATAGGTGCTATTTTTATCTGGAGCTGGCCAAACTGATATTGTCGGTGTAAGTTGTTTGTTTATAAAAAACTGATTAGGTTTACCTGTAGTCGATTTAGTGGTTATGTGTGCATACTCAGCTCTACTTAACCTGGTCATTGGTATATCTGTGGTTTCTGAGCTGACTGTTTCTCTAATAAACACATCCAGGACATCTATTGGAGCTGTCCCATTAGTGCTGTCAATATCATAAGTCTTTGTATCTTTAACCATGGTCACAGTCTTTTCTGTAATCGTCCATTGGTTAAGGCCTCTATTGGCCCACTCAGCCAACATCAAATTGAGACTTCTGTTAGCAGACTTGAGATCATAGCCTGTGCGCATTTCTAAACCACAGCGTTCAAAGGCCTCTTCTACATAATCTGCTACGTCTAGCTCAAAATTTTTACTTCCGGATGTTGCCATTAGTCTTTTTCTACTCCATCGCTATACAAATTGTTGAAGGTTATATTTGGATCCATATAACTTTCATGTCCTTCTGCTGAATGTACCCATTGACTAGGAGAAAAGTCTGGTGCTCCTTCTCCTACTCGCCACAAAGCTGGGTTTGTTGCTCTAACCCTATTATTAGGTAAAGCTACAAAATTGCCAGTGTACTCTCCAGCGTCAGTTAAATATAACACATGTGATTGCTTATGTTGAGCCGGATCGTCTGCGATGCTATTTTCAGTGTAATCAACTGTAAACATATACTTGCCAGTATAGAACTCTCCGCCTATTTTGCATATCCAGGGCGATGAACTCACTCTGTCCAGGACAACAACTGAATGATCGTGGGCCAAACAGTCCCAGGGTTGAGCTAAATGATCTTCCATAGGTGTAGGCCACCTATCAAGAGGAACGTCCGCTACAAGCGCTTGTATGGGCATCCTGGCCCACATAGCTCCGCCATGTACGTTTTCATCTGGATAATCTTCAAAGTCTGTCTCACATCCGGTAAAAACCACTTGGAAAGAAAGAGATCTATCTGGAATGGTGTTTACAGCAAACGCCAAAGCATGGAGATATTCTCCATGGTAATCTTGATGATTAGCCGTAAACTCCTTACGTACCCAGCATTTAAACTGAGGAATGTTGGAAATTAAATACGCCACTTAATTTAACTCCTATGTAATTAGTTATTTGCCGTACAAGCCTCCGCCCTTAGATCTGTACTTAACATTTTTATTTGCACCACCGCCGGCACTCATTTTACTGCTCTTTAAAACATTAGCTTGACCGGCTTTTCTTGTGCCTTGGCCCATTAATGCAGACATAACAGATCTTGGCATTTTGCTCATACCTGGATTGGCTTTCATTTCTGCTTGTGCAGCACCACCCATAGACATGTACTTGGTGCCTTTCATTTCGCCACCTTTAGCCTTACCTTTGGTCCCTTTCATAAAACCACCTCCGGCTTTATATTTCGTTCCTTTCATAGTTATCTCCTTCCGTATAAACCCATATTAGGTTTTGATCTTACCATACCACCTCTAGCTGCAAAAGTTTTTACATTGGTTGGTTTGCCACCAACACCTTGAGGCTTAGCTCTTTTTCTTTTCACAGCTGATTTTATTTGTGATTTAGTCATTCGTCTAGCTTTAGCAGCCGGTACGCACTTAGGGTATTTTCTTTTTTTATCTGCTTTCAGCTTGGTCCTTCCACATTTAGCGAATCCACCGCCTTTTTTCGGAGATCCGATATCAACCCAATCTTCTTTGAACCACTTAGTTAAACTCATTCTGGATACGGCCTATTTTGTATATATACGATGTCTAATCCCGCCGATACTGCAAGATTTGCGTTTGAGCTACTAGCTATAGCTCTTACTTCTAAATCGGTTTTTTCTGCAAATTTTATTGGATGCTTAAACTCTTGATGAATAATGTCTTGTGATAAAGCGAATTTATCTTTGACGTTAAAAACTCCGCCTTCTGGTCTAGCTACTAAAGATACAGTACCGAATTTGTTTGCCACCTCAGTATTCATGCTCATGTCTATTTGATATAAAAAAGCTGTATATCCTCTAGGAACTGTCCAAAAACACATAAGCGTTTGATTGTCACCAACGGCTATGGTGCCGAATTTATTAGCTGGCACACCAGAAGTAACGGTTCCTGTGCCCGCATATATAACTCCAGCGTTTTGACCACCAGATCCAGCCGTGTCAACTATCAAACGTAACACACGCAAGAAT